ACTCTGAGGAGGATTGGGATGAATTTAAAGATCAGCTTCTTTTATTCCCAGCCATTGGAGTGCATGATGATTTGCCTGATGCGCTAAGTTACATAGATCAATTGGCTGTTACCTCGTACTTTGAAAGCATAGAAGAAGATGAGTGGGAGCCTATAGATATAATTTCTGGTGTTTGAGGATAACAAATGGCAACAGACAAAGAAGTGAAGATCGAAGATCAGGGTAGTTATGATGAGCCTACACAGGCTGACAAGGACTTAACTGCCTTTGTTGTTGACCATTGTGATCGTTGGCGTGATTACAGAGACACGAACTTCCTTCCCGATTGGCTTGAGTACGAGCGCATTTTCCGTGGTGAATGGGCGGTAGAAGACAAAACCCGTGAATCTGAGCGTTCACGTATTGTTACCCCAGCGACTCAGCAAGCTGTTGAGACTCGCCATGCTGAGATCATAGAAGCAATCTTTGGTCAGGGTGACTTCTTTGACATTGAAGACAATATTCAAGATGTCAATGGCAACCCCATAGACATTGAGATGATTAAGCGTCAACTTACAGAAGACTTCAAGAAAGACAAGATCAGGAAGTCCATTGACCAGATTGAGTTAATGGCTGAAATCTATGGCACAGGCATTGGCGAGATTATTGTCAAGACTGAGAAAGAGTATGTGCCAGCGACTCAGCCAATCCCCAATCAGATGGGGCAAGCAGCTATTGGCGTTTTGGAGAAAAACCGAATTGGTGTGAAGATCATGCCAATCAACCCAAAGAACTTTTTGTTCGATCCAAATGGTACGAGCGTTGATGACTGCATGGGAGTGGCCATAGAGAAGTATGTCTCTATCCATAAGATTGTTCAAGGCATCGAGGCTGGTATCTATCGCAAGGTAAACATCACCACTACTGGTGACGATTCTGACCTTGAGCCTACCCAAGAGGTTAGCCAATACCAAGATGAGAAGGTTCTACTCCTCACCTACTATGGTCTTGTCCCAAGGGAATACCTAGAAAATCTAGAAGAGAACAAAGAGATTGTTGACCTTTTCCCAGATAACTCTGAGGCAGAGGAATATGCTGACTTGGTAGAAGCCATTGTGGTGATTGCCAATGATGGGCAACTGCTAAAGGCTGAAGCAAATCCCTACATGATGAAGGATCGCCCAGTTCTAACTTATCAGGATGACACAGTACCAAACAGATTACTAGGCAGAGGCACAGTAGAAAAAGCGTTCAATATGCAAAAAGCAATTGACGCACAGACTCGTAGCCACCTTGACTCTTTGGCTTTGACCACTAGCCCCATGATTGCTATGGACGCTACCCGTTTGCCAAGAGGAATGAAGTTTGAGGTAAAGCCTGGCAAGGCAATCCTTACCAATGGCGCACCTTCTGAGATTCTTTACCCATTCAAGTTCGGTCAAACTGACCCCAATAACTTGGCTACGGCTAAAGACTTTGAGCGTATGTTGTTACAAGCAACGGGAACTCTTGATTCCCAAGGCATGATCAGCAATGTTGCTAGAGATGGTGGTCAAGGCGGTATGTCTATGGCTGTCGCTTCTATCATCAAGAAGTACAAACGCACTTTGGTGAACTTCCAAGAAGATTTCTTGATCCCGTTTATCAAGAAGGCAGCATTTAGGTATATGCAGTTTGATCCAGAGCGTTATCCTTCTGTTGATATGAACTTCATTCCTACGGCTACCCTAGGCATTATTGCTAGAGAGTACGAACAACAGCAGTTTATTGGCTTGTTGCAGACTTTGGGTGCAAATACTCCTGTCTTGCCTATTTTGCTTAAAGGAATTGTTGGAAACAGCAGTTTGTCTAACAGAATGGAGTTGATGGCCAAGTTAGATGAGATGATGCAACCTGATCCACAAGCGCAACAAATGCAACAAGCGCAACAGCAATTGGCATTGCAAACCGCACAGGCTAATATTGCTGTGCAAACTACTCAAGCAGAACAGAATAGGGCAGAGGCAACCAAGCTGACAGTTGAGGCACAGCTGCTCCCGCAAGAGGCACAAGCCAAAGCGATGGCAGCGGCCACCAAGAATCTGCCAAATCAGGATGATATGGCATCCAAAGAGTTTGATAAGAGAGTCAAGATTGCTGATTTGATGTTGAAAGAGGCTGACATCAAGAACAAATCTAAGATTGTCGAGTTACAGATGGCAGATAAGGTCAATTCGCAGAATCAGGTCAAGCAAGACTTCCTTACTAAACTGACAAATGGCTTAAATAATGGCTAATATCAAGGAACTTATCCAAAGCATTGAGTCAAATGACTCATCTTTTGATGAGAAGTTGGCTGCCATCACAAAAGTGGAAGAAACCCTTGTGGCCATGCGCCAGCAAGAGGAAAAAGCTGTTCAAGACAATGTAGATTTGATAGTTGAAGCTATCAAAGTGATGGAAAACAAGGTCACAGCACAACTAGAGGTTGCCAAGTCGATTGTTCCTGAAAAGGGTGACAAAGGAGACAAGGGCGATAGAGGTGCAGATGGTCGGCAAGGGATAGATGGTAAGAATGGGCAAGATGGAGTAGATGGAAAAGACGGGATAGATGGAAAAGATGGTGTTTCTGTTTCCAATGCTCAGATTGATTTTGATGGTTCGTTGGTTATTACCTTGTCTACTGGTCAAGAGATCAATGTGGGAGAGGTGGTTGCTCCTGACTTAGCAGAGAAGATCAAAGTTATCAGCACTATGTCCACTAATGGGGCGGTGGCTATCCTAGACGAAGGCACAAGCATCACAAGTGGTGTCAAGAAGATAAATTTTGTTGGCGCATCAGTAACTGCTACCAATTCTGGCGATGATGTAACTGTCAATGTAAGCGCAGGAACAGGAACAGTTACAAGCGTGGCTTTATCGGGTGGTACGACAGGATTGACTGTTACTGGCAGTCCAATCACCACAACTGGCACTATTACTTTGGCTGGTACTGTGGCGGTTGCCAATGGTGGAACGGGTGACACAACTGCATCAGGTGCTAGGACAAACCTTGGTTTGGTAATAGGCACAGATGTTCTTGCCCCAACGGGTTCTGCGGCATCCCTTACAGGATTCCCAACTTTCAATCAGAACACCACAGGAACTGCGGCATCAACGCCTAAGTTGTTGACTACCAACTTCACGATTGAGGAATCAGGTGGCAAGTTGCTGTTTAAATATGGCGCAACTACAATAGCCTCAATGTCTTCAACTGGAGTGATTACTTCAGCAACTAATATTATTGCAAATGGAACACCATAAAGGAAAAATATGGCAACGACAGTAACCCTAAAACCTAATGCGATTGATATCTCTGGATCAACTTCAGGGACAACCACATTGCAAGCAACTGCGGTGGCTGGTACTACCACCATCACACTTCCTGCGGCAACCGACACTTTGGTTGGTAAGGCAACGACAGATACCCTGACAAACAAGACTCTGACTGCTCCTGTAATCAGCACAATCTCGAATACTGGTACTTTGACCCTACCAACATCAACAGATACTTTGGTGGGTCGGGCAACAACAGATACTCTGACAAACAAAACTCTAACTACACCAGTTATCAGTTCACTTTCATCTGCATCTGCTACTGCGTTAACTTTGCAGTCTGCTGGCACTACTGCGATTACTGTTGATACTTCACAGAATGTGGGGATTGGTACAACTTCGCCAGCAAAAAAACTTCATGTAGAAGGCACAGGAACTGTTGAACTAGCAAGGTTTGCCACTATTACTGACAATACCCCATCAATTGCAATTTACTCAAATGGTGTTTTTCGTGCAAAGTTAAGAGCATCATCTGCCGAAACAGCGTTACTAACGCAAGGCGCAACGCCACTATTGTTTGGAACTAGCGATACGGAAAGTATGCGTATTAACGCTACTGCGCCAATTCTTTGTTTGGCTGGAGGTAGCACTACGGCAACAGGCACAGGCATCGCTTTCCCCGCAACCCAATCAGCATCATCTGACGCAAACACATTGGATGATTATGAGGAAGGGACTTGGACACCTACAATAACAAGAAATACAACTAACCCAACCATTACATACACAAACCAACTTGGTAGTTATGTAAAAATTGGAAGATTAGTTTATGTGTCTTGCCAAGTATCTTGGTCTGCAAACACTGGTGGAAGCGGCTCTATTTATTTTATTTCAGGTTTGCCTTTTACAAATACTAATAATGGAGCAAATTACTCTCAAACGGTTTTTGCTGATTTTGGTGGGATAACTTTTGCGGCAGGTGCAACACAATTCGGTGGATATGTAAGCATAAATGAAACAAGAGTTATTTTAACTTCTGGTGGTTCTACTATTAATTCAAATTTGGTAACCGTTGGAAGTTCAGGATATATGTATATGACTGGTGTTTATGTTGCGGCAAATTAACTAACATGGATTTGTTAGTCGGACACTTAACTTAAAAGGAAACAAAATGGCACTCACAGAAACCAAAACAGTAGACCAAATCACAGTCACCGAAAACGGCACAGTTTTGTATAGGGAAGCAACACGCATCCTAAAAGATGGTGAGCAGATAGCACAGACATTCCATCGTACAAGCCTTACACCAGCACAAGACTTAACTGGCGTACCAAGCAATGTTGTTGCTATTTGTAATACGGCTTGGACACCAGCAGTTATTGCTGCGTATCAGGCTCAAGTGGCGGCATCACAAATAACATGACACCAGAACTGCAAAAGTACTATGAAGCCCGATTTGACATGATGTCAGCAGACGGGTGGATAGACTTAATGGACGATATTGACACAATGATTGAATCGTTGAACAATATCAGTACAATCCCTGACGAAAAGTCCTTGCATTTCAAGAAGGGCGAATTGTCAATACTCACATGGCTGAGAACCTTAAAAGAGGTCAGCGAGAGAGCATTTGAGGAATTGAATGAAAAGACTATTTGATTTTGCCTGTGAAAACGGGCATAAAACTGAGAGATTCTGTGATTATGAGACACGGGATTTCTTATGTGAGTGCGGA